AACCCGTATGCCGGGTCGACGCTTCCAATGCGTTGGACCGAGCTAAAACAGATGGTTGGCATCAGCGGACTTAAAAGCCAAAGCGCACTGCAAGCATTGGCGCTACAGGGAGAAACGCTGTTGCGCGGGACTGGTGGCACAATTCTTGGGTTAGCCGCAATAAACCGCGTTTTGAGCGGCCACTGGCCATGGCAGAACGCGCCCGGACACCAGTTTGACTTGGAGACCAATTTGAAAAACGCGGACGGTACCCCAACCTACCTTAAACTGCGGAGGATCGACCCGACACTCTCACGTCCCTTAACAAGCACAGCGATTCCAGAAGTGCTGCGGGAAGCTTCGTACAATAACCCGCAGTACGTTTCAGCAGTACTCAGGACGCTTGGTAATCAAGGTCTTGAAATTGTGGGTGGCAGCCCAGCGGTTCAAACCGCAGTAACAGCCACTTCGGGACGCGCGCCATACCTCGTTCGAGACCAGCAGACGGGCGGTTCGCAACTAATGAATCTTTTGCCAAATCTCCAGCCAGACCAGAGCAGAGGCGCGGCGCAAATGCGAGCGGCCGTTGCGGGGCTTAACCCGTGGCTCCAAATGCTGATGGGTGCGCCGCGCGGTGCCGGCGCAGGCGCCCCTGCGATGACTGTTCCTCTCGCGCCTACACAAGGCAGCGGGACGAGTTCTTTGCTGCCCGGATCCCCGGTTTCCCGGCTTGCGCCTGGTCGTCGAGGAGCGGCCGCACCGGTGAGCCCGTTACTGCCGCAGAAACGTAGAAGGAGATAAAAGTTATGCCACCATATGATCAGGTATTCCATAAATGGAAAGCGAACCAGCTTCACTCAGGCTCCAAGACCGGGCCAGTGGTGAAGAACCAAAAGCAAGCCGTCGCCATATTCTTGAGCGAAAAGCGCAAGGCTGCGCAGGGCAAGAGCGAGTATAAGCCCGCGATGAGAGAGGAGAAACCTAGCCGCGCCAAGCGCTACAGCGCGAAGGGCGACGGGCTTCAGCGCAAACGAAAAATGTATTCGTAGACAAAACGGGCGCGTTGTGGCGTTATCATCTATGTGATGAGCAATGCCATGATCGCAGCAGATTTGCGCGCAATGTTTCAGACGCGAACAGCGTGTCAGGAAGCGCTGGAGGACGCTCGAAGGATATGCGAATGCTTTCGCAAGTATGATATCGCTTTCAGTAAAAGCGAATCGCTGTCGCGCAAAAGTCCAAGAGCGCGATTACAGCTTGAGCACAGGATACCCCGGACTTTTCCAGTTAAATGTTCGTGATCGACTGCTGAAGATTTGCTGATTAGAGTCCGGTCGCAAATCGCGCACAGCCCGTTTTGGCTCTCTAGAATTGAGTTGTACGCCTCAAGGGTAATTCCATAGAGTCTGAGCCGCTTATTAAGGTTCCATTTAACACCGTTTCTTTTTCTAGCCTCTCGAACTTTCAGCAGCGAATGCTCCCTGTTCTTCCAGTACCACTTTTTATTGTATTCTGCCTGTTTCTCAGGATTCTCTGTTCTCCACTTTCGGCGCTTCAGTACGACTTTTCTACGATAATCTGGATCGTTGTGATACCTGCGTCTTAGATAGCACGCAGCGCAGAGGCCAGAGGAGTACTGGGTCATCTTATTCGGATGACATGTTGCTTGCTTCAGCATTATGCAATCAACGGATTAGTGCGCCACCGCCAGATAGCAACAGGGACAAGATGTAAAAGGCGAGACCGGCCGCGATAAGATTAACCTTCGCTCCCACGTTGAAGGTTGCCAGAACAAAGCACACAAATGCGAATGCTAGACAGATCAGGTTTATCATGGTCTACGGGTTTTACGGGTGAAGGGTTTGCAATGTCAATCCTAAAAAATTAGTCCTGGGGGGATCGTTCAAAACCCGAACAGGCGTTGCAGCCAGTTCTTGCTTTGGTGTCCCGCCTCGGAGGCGGGATGCGGATTTGGGTTTGGTAGAACGCCGGGATTCTGTGCCGGACTCTGGGCAGGATAGCTGCTCCTGAACTTGAACCCAGTCGCTACTGGTATCGTTGTCTCGGTCTTCTGGTACACCTGATCACCAGCCAATGCTACACAGGCCACCGAGACAATTGCCGTAAAGACCAATAGTTTCTTTAGCATTATTGTTCACCTCTCTTTCTTATCTATGCGTTAAATGTTTGCCCGCCGCCGCGAGAGCCCGCTCCCACTTCGCAAGCGGTTCTTTGGGGTGTGCTCTCTCGCGCTTCGCCGCCACGACTTCTACGTGGGAGTTGGTCAACGACCTCCGACTCGGCCAGCACTAGGTCACGGCAGGCAAATGTTCCTCCCTGTGACAACTCGGACAGAGCCATATCACCTGAAACCGATTGCTGTGGTCTGGATGATGTCCGTGCAGTTGTCGTTTGGGAAATTTCTTGTGGCATTTCTCGCAATAGCTCGGTTTCAGCATTGTGCCGCAACGCACCTTTGCTCCCACGGCTACCCGCGCCCTGCGTTGCGCATTGGGCTTCGTCCTCGCCCAATGTCCGTTTCTCTTGTAAGCCAGTGTTCTCGCGTTCTCGCAATCCGCACAACGGCTGTCTCGTCGGTTGCCGCGTCGATGGAATGATGTCAGTGGTTTTGGCTTGTGGCAGTTTGTGCATGTTTTCATAAGGCACAGCAGGCAAAATTCTCAAATCCGGTCGTGACGCTATCAGCATGTCGCGCCAGCGTTCTTGTTCTTCCCGGTCAATCTTGGCTTGCAGGGCAGGGATGTCTGACAGTCGTAATGGTTGTGCGTCATTCATTGGCAGGCAACTATCCTTTCTTGTCCTGTTCGCTTGTCTCTCCAAATTTCCCAGAAGTAAGGCCGGAACTGTGTGGGGAACCATCCCGCGTATGTCGTAGGAATTAGCTCTATCAATTCCCAATCAGTTCTGCGAACCCAGCGCCACCATTCTCTCATTGATTGCCCTCCAACGCTTGGGCAATCTCTCGCAGCGCGTTGTCTCGTTGTAGTGGAGTCAAGGACTTGAACCATTTCAGCGCAATCCTCAGCGCGGCGATGACTCTGGCTTCGCGCGAAGGTTCCCAAATTGACGATGTTGTCTGCCACCATTCGCGACGACTTTGTGCCTCAATCTGTTCCAGCTTGGCGTTGATCTTCTCGATGTCAGCGCCTGGTTGTGGTGCGGTCATAACTCGGAAACCTTCGACTGTAGCCATTTTTGATGATCTTCTGGCGCGAGTTGTTTATGTGCGAGACTGCACGCCATTAAAAGCAGCGCAATCTGTCCCGTTGCCTTTGCCTCAAATAAGTCGAAAATGATCTGATGCGCCAAACATCGCTTCTCGTTAAGTTCATCAGCGCGTGTGGTCATGGCTTGCCCTCCAACGCCTCGGAAATGGCCGTGCGGAATCGTTTGACCAGCAAAACCCTGTCGTAGTAATCGCACTTATCGATTTCGATTTTGTCTGCGAAGTCCAGCGCAATCTTCAGCGCGGTCTCTAACTTTCCGTAGTTTGTTTCTGGAAAAAGCTTCAGGTCTTCCAGCAACCATTCAATTTTCTCGATGTCGTTCATCGTTGCACGAGCCACATTAGAACGCCGAAGGCGATCACCGCGAACAGGGTCAAGAGCAGGAGCGCAGCCCGACGCCTTTCGTGCCTGGTAAGCCAATATGCTCGGTTGTGGTGCAATTCCTGCATGTAGAAACTCAACAGTCTGATCATAGAGAGCCCTTCGTCGGAATGTACCAATCCGAACAGTAAGAGTCGGCCGGCATTGGCAATTTGGGGCTGCCGTGCCACGCGATGAAATAGCGGTTGCCGCAGTGCTTATGGTCCTTGGACACGTAGCGGCAAGTCGCGCACGAAGATCCGCCTAAAGGCACTTGCATGCCTGCTCTGTGGTTGGCCGGGTAAGTTGGTAGTCTCATTGTAGTGGTGGGTTCACTGTAGTTTTCAGTTTCCAGTAGTCCAAAATGCTGCAAAACATGCGCCAGCCACGGCGCAGGTCGAGCGCGGTCCATTCGTATACTGCGACCTTGCAATCGGTGACCCCGATAAAGACGTTAAGGGCTCGCACCGAGTTCATGGGTAAGTCCAATCCATGGGCGTATGCCGCCAGTTGCATGACGTGCTCGTCGTATGCCATTTTTTTGTTGGGGTCAATCACATCTTTGGTCTTGAAATCTACAATCCACGGTTCAGCACTAAACGCGTCCACCTTGCCTCCGTAGCCCAGGGTGCTGGCGAAACACTTCTCAGGCTGCGCTCCCAACAGGTTAATGCCGTGCTGCCCAAGTGTGTCCCTGACAAGATCACAATGCGCCACCCATTCAGGGGACACGGTTTCGCCCCTGATATGTTGTTCGATTGCCCCGTGGAGTATGGTGCCGCGTTCACGGGCTTTCTCAGCTTGGGTGCGGGAATCTTCCAAGACCCTGCGGCAATAGGCGTCCTCCAGTTCGTCTGGCTGCCGTGGCAACGTCATGGAAGCCAAAAGCAGTTGCTGGAGTTTCCAGATTTCCAAGCCCGGTTTGGCGATCTCTTTGAGGATGAGGGTAACGCTGGGGACTAATCCAAGTTTGCGTGCGTCCTTGATATTGGTAGCCCTAGTGCCGTTGCCGTTGGCCTTGGGCACTTCGTAGACGGGCTCACCGGTGCGAGCGTACCAGTGACCACTTTCGGCTGGAAAACTGGTGATCTCAGAACTCATCGGGAACTGTGTCCTCCGGTCTGGGTTCATCACTCTGTGGCTCAGGCTCAGGATCGCTACCGAAAGGTTTTGCCGGCATTGCGGCGATGTACCCCGCGCGTGACGCGTCGATGAAGAGGCTTCTCGCGTCTTCCCCGTCAGCCAGGCCAACGGCTTTCGCAGCCTCATGGCATTTGGCGAGGAGATTGGCCGCGCGCATTAAGTGTTGCCTCCACGAGTCGCGGGCTACTCCGTTTGCCTGTTGAGCGGCCGCCGGTGCAGCCACACCGGGCTCAATCTCGATGTTGTATGAGACGTTGCCGTACTGGTCGCTCCAGTCGTTCTTCTGCGCCGAGATGATCCTGCACGGTTGGCCCTGTTGCCCGTCAAACTTGATTTTGGTGTACGCTTTTCCGCTACGCCCGGTGACTTCGCTCCAGACGTATGGCCTGGTCTGGCCGGCTACTGGCGCAGGGGTATCAGCTTTTTGGATGACCAAACCTTTCACTGACATACGGTTTCCTCCAGGATTGTCTGTTGAGGCTCGTGTCCGTTGAGGGTAATGGTTTTATAGAATGCGCGGGCTTGTTCCTCTGATGTCGTGCAGCTTCCGCTGACGTGCAGCCACAAGTTATCTTCAAAACGCTGGGTTGAGAAGAGCGTGCCGTGCAGTTGTTGTTCTTGTATTAAACGGTATTTCATAGTTGCCGTGTTAGACAACGAGTTGTTCACTCGCGTTCAAAATCTTTTCAGATAATCGTTGCGCAGCTTGAGGGAAGCGTATCGCTGGCAGGCGAGCGTCATGGTTTTAAGCATCTTGAGCACTGTCCAACCCATGTCGGGTTTGCTCACATTGGACGGCTCCAAGCTGTCCAGTTCCTTTACGATCCGGCCGAGGGTTTGGAGGTCTTCGTTGAGCCGAAGAGCGTCCACCGGGCTGATTCGTCTGAGCCTGGAGAGTTTCACGGTCGCTTCCATCCGTTGTTAGCCAGCGCTGTAATTCTGAGGGTGGCTTCATCCATAGTCATATTGTGAGTGTCATACCCGTGCTGCTTAAGTAAATTGCACTGCTTAAGGGTGGCAAGTTTCCCGTTCCAGCGCCTGAACAATTCGCCGATGATTTGCTGCCCCTGGGTATATGAAAGCTTGTCGGCATCTATCCCGTTGCGCATGAGCAAGCCGCGCTGTTTGATGGAAAGCGCTTTGTTCGTATCCCACCCGCGCGCTGCGGGCGCTACAAGATCGAAGGCTCTGAAGGGGTCAATGGTCCGCATGGTGTAGGTAGCTTTGGCGGTGAGCCGTGTCTTGCGTGCTGCCTCAGCCCTGTGTTTTTCTTCCGCTTCTTTGCGCTCGAGCTCGATCACCAATTGATCCACGCGGTCAGGTTTACCGCTGGCGAGAAGTTGCCGCTCAGCGAGTTCTCTGACCTTGGGCGAGATTTTGCCGCCCAGGATGTCTATTGCGCGGACCAGCTTATGCCTGCCGGCGTTGCCGACGAAGTCCAGAACGGTAGCGATCGGCTTGGCACTTTGGGCAATGGCGCGTTTACGCGTGTCAGGGGACTGCAGTCCCTTATCACTAGTTTCATGTGTAAAGTCCACAGTACCAGGCAGTGGTCTTAAGATTCTGCCTAACTGTTGCTGATAGAGTAGTTTACTCTTGGTTGGTCGCGCTTGGACGAGCAATTCAGCGTCTGGGACATCGAACCCCTCGGACACGAGGTTGCAATTCACCAGTACCTGGAACTTGCCACTTCGAAAGTCTTCCATGATCCGCCGGCGGTCTTCCTTTGGAGTGGCGCCTGACGCGTGTTCGGCCACCCCAGCCTTGTAGCGGTTCAGAATCTCACTTGCCAACTGTGCCTGGCGGACGCTTACCGTAAACATGATGGCTTTTTTGTCTCCCAGTTCCCGCATTACCGCGTCACAAATGCCGTAAAGGTTCTTTTCTTCTTCCATCACCGCGGCCAGTTCACCCTGGGCGAGATCACCAGCTACGGTGTGAATATGCGAAAAGTCGAGGGTCTGAATCTGAACAAGTTGCTGGGCCACAGGGACCAACCAACCATCGTTGATCGCTTGAATCACGCTGTAGTCGAAGGCCACGCTCTCGAATATCTGGCCGAGGGCTTCCTCATCGGCTCTCTCGGGCGTGGCGGTGAGCCCCAGCACCTTGAGGTCTTTATTGGTCCCGAAGTAATCCAGCACCGCGCGGTACGTCGCTGCCGTGGCGTGGTGTACCTCGTCTATTACCAGCAAATCGTAGTCGTAAGGCGAAAACTTGTGCATCCGCCGGGCTCCATTGCGGCCGCTGGTCAACGTTTGCACACTGGCGAGCAGGACATCGGCCGGGAATATCTCACTGGCGTGGTTCTCGCCCATCTCGATCTCGCACCGTTTCCTCGCGTGGGTTTCAAAGCAGCCCTTCGCTTGCGCTAAGAGCTCTTCCCGGTGCGCAACAAAGATGGCGTTGCCGTGCGTCTGGGCGAGCACCGCATCGGCAATGCGAGTCTTGCCGCAACCAGTTGGGGCTACGGCAAGCGTGCTCCTGTGGTCCTTGAACGCGTCAAGGATCGCGTCACGGGCTTGGACTTGATAGTCGCGCAACATATCAGCGTTTACGCCAGGCTTGATAGAATACGAACAGAACGAACGCGAAATACGCGCCCAAAAGCATTGCCTGCCACGTGGCAAGATGACCGCCAACCTGCGGGTAGTCGGCGTATTGTTCGAAGTCGAGCACTGCGATCACTGATGCTCCTGGTATTCGCGCTCAAGCTCGGCGTCATCCAAAGCGCACGCGAGGTTGCGCTCGCGCCATAGTTCCTCTTGTTCTTCGCGCTCTTCGCTCGGTTGATCGCACGTTGGCGAGTCCCAGATTATTTGTCGCGTTTCTTCGTATTGTCGGCTCATTTACTTCCCCTCCGCGCTGGCGATTGCGGCTTGCATTGCGTCCAACGCTTTTCGGTCGTCGTTATCCCACGCGGATACGCCGTCCCATGTGAAGAGCGATGCGTAGCCGGCCTTGCACGCCGCGAGCAACTGGTCGCGCTGCGCCGTGATGCGCTCAAGATTTGCTTCCAATTCAAGCCTAACGTCTGATTTCCACGGTTTAGGTTGCGCCGATTCTGGCCCGGCGCTGCCCTTTGGTTGTGTGTCTGTTTCTTTATGGAATCCCACGGACTCAGCAGCATGCTGAACTTTGGACATTAGGTTGTTGACTTGTTGATCGATCGAACGAGCGGTACGGCGCTCTTGTTCAATTCGGATTGCATTTTGCGTCTGTTCTGTCTGTTTTTCTGTGTTCATTTTTTTGGTCTCTGTTTTGGTTCCTTTGCTGGTTACAGCTCAGCATTGCGCACATCGGCAAACGCAGTGCAGTCCACTTCCAATTTCGTTTCGCCTTGCCAACCATCTCCGCAATCGGTGATGTCTTTTACGCAAGCCCTTGGCGCATAGTTCAATTTGAATACTTCCCACCGGCCACGAAGCGCGCTGATCGCCTCCTCCCGGTCAACGCCACTCGCCATTGTCCACGCATCGTTGACGCTCCAACTTCCCTCGTCTCGCAATAGTTCAAACGCTACAACGTCGAACGATTGAATGTCCGTGGGTAACATTAAATCCATCTTCGCTTCGAATGTGCCCTTGCGAAACTTCTCTGGCGTTTCGCTCGCCTTTTCTAGTTGTGCGGCCGTTTCTTCCCCAAGCTTCACTAATTGCTTCGGACTCATTCCCGCCTTTATCGCTTCGTCTATTAATCTTTTTGTCATGTTTACCTAGACATTCACCACTTGAAAACGTTGAATCTTTTCCTATTTTATTTTTCACACGTGACCCGCGCCGATTATGAGCTCTTTTGCTCTAACCTTTTCCATCTCGCCTGCGATATAGGACTTAACCCAGCTTGCCGGCACCTTGGCATCAAAGAAACTCGCGGCCGTAAAATCGCCTCACGCCGGCAATGGAAGCTTGGCATCCTTTCACGCGCTATCGGTCAGCATCAAAACGCCAATAACGATGCCCTACAGGCTGTCGTGTCACGCGGAGTCACTCCGCTTAGAGACATAAAAAGCGCAATTCTGGGTGAATACAGCCTTCGAACCAAATTCGGGCTCGCCAGGAGCGCGTGTAGCGCGTCTGAAACCCTGGCGGAGTATCCTGGCAAGGCGATACTCAACGCGCAGACGGCCATAGCGATGGAGCAAGTGGGTAAAACAGCTGACAGAGTATTTGGATGGTCTGCTGAGCGTGCAAAGCCACTAGTACAGATTGCGAATGTGACGCTCCCAAGCGCGGCCGAACGTGAGGACCGGGAAAAGGCCCACCGCGCACTAGACGACATAGCGCGCGCGCTGCGCCTGCGTGATTGAGTCGCATCCATTCCGGATGCTTTGCTTTGTCCTTATTCAAAACCTTCGATGCTTGTTCTCGCATTGCGGAGGGTAACCCTCCCATGGTGTGTGCAAGACCCTCCGGGGGAGGGGATCGCTTTCTCAGACGTCCGCGAACTGCAGGAGACCAGCGGTGGCGTGCAAAATTCAGGGGCACAGCGAAGCGCGTCGCGGCTTGCGAACAAGGAACGCCCAGCCCCTCCGTAGCGCGATGGAAACGGTCTGTGGAAGCTAGTAGACGTCGTTCGCGGGGCTACACCGCTGGGGAGAGACTGCTTCGGGCTTACGCCTGACGATCTCTCGTATTTAAGTCCGGATTCGGTATCCGGCGAATCGGCTGCTGGGAAGTCCCCGATTTCTCCCGTCTCCGACCGGTCTGTGCTTCCTCAACGATAATCGTGACGGGACTGACCTGGATCGCTTTGTACGATGGCGTTGACTTTAGGATTTTTATGTGAGAATCTAGCCATGGTAGCGATTCAAGTGCATATATAGACCGAAGAGGTTTAGAGTGGCAAGCGTTTTTTTGTGGCGTTTGCCACTTTTTTTTTGAACGGGAAACTTTTTGGTATGTCTGATTGTGCTAATGAGTGCTAGGAAGCGGGATGTGACGGAGACGTTGGGGGCGATTGGGGTGGCGTTTGGGTTGAGCGCGTGTTTTGGGTTTGGGTTGTGGGTGCTTGTGGGAATTTTGGGTATACCGGGGTGGTGTGTGGGGGTATTGTGGATTGGGGTGGTGGTATGGTGGGTGGTGAAGAAAGAAAAATGCTAAGGGAGGGGCATAAAGTATGGCGAGCGACCTGTTGAAGATTATCTGCGGGGACGCTTTGGAAGTTCTAAAAACGCTTCCAAGTGAATCGGTACACACTTGTGTAACGTCACCGCCATACTGGTAAATGCGGCCTGCGCGACTACGGCACGGCAGAATGGGAAGGCGGGGAATCGGGGTGCGATCATCGCTTTAGGGATGCCGAGCGCGATCCTACTTCGACACTTGTGGGAACATCGAATAAGGAAGGGTTTGCGCTCAATAATTATCGTCACGTCTGCGGCAAATGCGGTGCGCGCCGGATCGACGCGCAGCTTGGCCTTGAGGCAACGCCGGGGGAGTACGTAGCCAAGATGGTCGAGGTGTTTCGTGAGGTGAAACGAGTCCTGAGATGGGATGGCAGCCTTTGGCTTAATCTCGGTTCAAGTTATGCGGGAGGCGGGCGCGGGGGCAATCCAGAGGAATCAAAATTTCGCAAGCAAGCGACTAATGCCGGAAGTCTCATTGATCCGACCCCAATCCCGCCTGGATTCAAACCGAAAGACTTAATTCCGATTCCGTGGATGGTGGCGATGGCTCTTCAAAAAGACGGGTGGTGGCTGCGGGACGAGATTGTTTGGGCCAAGGACAATCCCATGCCGGAAAGCACGACAGACCGCTGCACAAAAGCGCATGAGAAAATCTTTATGCTCACAAAGTCCGCTCATTATTTCTACGACAACATCGCTATTCAGGAACCGATTTCAGCAAGTTACGCCGACGACAAGCGACCACACGGAGTGTTGAGACAACGCTTCTATCCAAATAGCAAATACGTGAAGGAAGGGATGCTGGAACTCGACAAGTCTGAGTTTCCAAACGGAGAACGTGCGTTGACCCGAAATCGTCGAAACGTTTGGCGCATCAACACGCAAGCCTATGCTGACGCTCATTTCGCAACATTTCCTGAGGAGATTCCGAAAATTTGCATATTGGCGGGGACAAGCGCCCGTGGCTGCTGCCCGAAGTGCGGCGCGCCGTGGGAGCGTTGCATTGAGCGTAGCCGAACGTTTGACCATGAGACGTATCGAGATGGCAAGACGATGGACGGCCCCTACGCTAAACAAGCGGAGATCCGCAATGATGTTTTACCAATTACCAAAGCAACCGGCTGGCAACCGGGCTGTCCGCACAGCCTTGACCCCGTGCCGTGTACGGTTCTTGATCCCTTTTTTGGATCGGGATGCACGGGAGAAGTTGCTTTGTCTTTAGGTCGCAAGTGCATCGGGATAGAATTGAATCCTGAGTACGTGAAATTAGCTGAGAAAAGATGTTGCGTTACTATTGGATTACCACTTGCTTAGTCCCGCAACCTGCATTATGCTGGTTGAATGAGCCGGGACAATTCGTATTTGATCGGCAACCAATTTGCTGCTGGCGCAGCCCCGAACAAAACAGCGTTCAAAAAAGGCAGCACTCCGTGGAACAAGGGCAAGCTCGGATGGTCGCCGGTGGGAACACACGCCACACGATTCAAGAAAGGTCAGGTTGCCCGAAATCTTCTCCCTGTCGGATCAATTCAAACGCGAACAGACAAGAACCGCAAATCACGCCGATGGATAAAAACCAAAGTCGATGGACGACCTTCAGATTGGAAGATGTTTTCCGTTTATTTATGGGAGTCCAAATACGGCAAAATATCAGTGGGTTTAATGGTTCACCACATCGACGGAGACACACTGCACGATGAAATCTCAAATTACGCTTTGGTCACACGCGCCGAGCACATCAATATTCACCGCAAGGATTTGCAGCGGCACAACCGGCGCGGTGGCGCTTGAGCTTGGCCGCAAGGCTGTGCTCATCGAGCTGAACCCCGCGTATGTGAAACTGATCGAGGAGCGGTGCAACGTGACATTGGGGCTGGCACTGGCATGAAGCGCAAGGTGTTCTTGCCGTTGGTCACGAGCAGCGGGAGCATGCGGATGAAATTTTTTCATTCGTTGATGAACGCGTTGAAAGCGCTTGAGGGCTGGGATTTTACGTGGGCGGAGTTCAGCAACGGGGTGTATGTGAACAGGGCGCGCAACTGCGCTGTGGCGCAGTTTTTGCGTGAGAGCGATCTGGGGGACGCGCTGGTGTTTATCGATCTGGACATAGTATTTACCCCTGCGGATCTGAGAAGGTTGCTGGAGAGCAAGCACGGGATAGTCGGGGGATTGTATTATTTGAAGAGGCAAGAGGAACGTCAGGCGTGCGCCCGGTTGTTAGCGCCCGTGGGGGCCGTACCTTTTGGGGACGTAGTGGAAGCGATGCGCGTGGGGACGGGGTTTCTGAAGATTGAGCGCAACGTGCTGGAGGGGCTCTCCGGGGTTGCGAAAGGGTACAAGCATTATTGCGGGAACCAGGAATGGGACATATTTTGCCAACCGATCAGTGAGGAGGGGGAACTATTGAGCGAGGACTGGGGGTTCTGCGATTTGGCGAGGGGTCACGGGTTCAGGGTGATGCTGGACACCGGGATTAGGCTACAACATGAGGGGATGGCGCTGTATCCGTTATGATTAGTTCCGACGACATACGCGACATGGCACAGGTCGTGGTGATAGAGAGTGACGCGGGGATAAGGCTGGTTGAGTTTGAGGGGAAAGGCGCTTTTGACCGTGCACGGGCTTTTGTTAGCGGGATGATAGGCGGGGACTTTGACGGGAGGATAATAAGCGCTGTGCGCTACCGGACCACTGGTAACTACGATTACGCGAAGAGGACGAGCACGGGTATTTGCCGATGACGGACTTCTTCGCACCATTGGCTGCACCGCTCACCCAGGAGATTGAGGGGCTAGTGGCGAGTGTGCCCGGGTGGCAAGGGGCGCAGCGGAGCTTGCAAATGGCGCAACTGATTTTGGATACCAAACCGGAGGTGATAGTGGAGATCGGGGTGTATGCGGGGCGGAGCTTGTTGCCTATGGCTCTCGCGCTCAAACACAATGGGAAAGGCAAGATTTACGGGATAGACCCGTGGGATGTGGAGGTGGTAAAGGAGAGCGCGAGTTCTGGGGAGGACTGGGAGCCGACGCAGGAGCATTTGGACGGTGTGCGTGCCCAGTTGGAAAGGACAATCCTGGACATGGGATTGCCTGTTGTGCTATTGCACGTTCGGAGCGAGCAAGTCTTTGTGCCAATGGTGATTGACATATTGCACATAGACGGTGGGCACAGCGAAGGGCAAGCCCTTGGGGACGTTGAAGGTCACGTGCCTAATGTGCGTGAGGGTGGCTACATATGGTTTGACGATTGCAACTGGCCTTCCACGCAGAAAGCGTTGCACAGGCTCGAGGAGTTTTCTGTCCTTGAGAACGATCAGGGGACGTACAGGCTTTACCGCAAAAGATGATTAGCACTGAAGAACTTGTGGCGTTTCGACCGAGCTACGCCGCGTGGCCGGTTGCAGAAGATATTCTTGAACGGGGCGAACCCGAGGTGGTTCTGGCGTACCTGCGTGAGCGTAAACGCATGATTGAGGAGGCGGAAGCTGACCCTCTTAATTCGTGTTATGTGCCGCGAATCTGGAAGACGGTAGATCGCAACATAGCGGAGTTGCGCGAGAAATTCCCTAAAGGGGTAATCAAACTGGCTATCTTTGGCGGGAACCGTTCGAGCAAGACATTTTACGCGGCAAACCATGTTAACAAGGATTTGGTTGCTAATCCAGGTCATCGCTGGTGGGCTTGCGATTCAACGGAGGCGCAGGCTAGGAGCAACCAGATGCGCTTGATCTGGCAACAGTTCCCGCTTGGATGGAAGAACTTGGAACGGGACAGCGTTACTGACATTCGTTACAACGTCAGCGACGGATTCCCGAAGAACATGTTTGTTGCGCCCAATGGGAGCGAGTGCCATTTCAAGTTCTATAGCATGGACGTGGAAAACCTGCCCGGAAGCGAGGTGAACGGTATTTGGTGTGACGAGTTGGTGCCTCTGGATTGGGTAGAGTCGATAATTTATCGTCTTGCAAATCGTAACGGGATTCTGATTATCACCTTTACGCCTGAGTTCGGGTGGAACGAGACCTTTGGGCACTTCTACGAAGGCGCTGTGACCCTCGAAGACGAGGAAGCGCTCCTCCTACCCCGGAAGAATGCGAAAGGACGCACCACGGGCTTTGAGCGGGTGCCGCGCGTGCTCCAATGCGCGGATGAGACTGAGCGGATCATCTTTTTTCACACAAACGATAATCCATTTGGAAATTATGAAGCAATACGACAAGAAGAAAAAGCACGAGGGAACAACAGGGACTCAATCCTCATCAGGGTTTACGGGGTCTGCTCCAAAAGCCACAGGATCGCTTTCCCTATGTTCAATCGACGGGCTCACGTCATTTCAACAGATGCTTTTAGGGCAATTACTGAAAAGCATGAGCAAGCGGTGCGGTATCATCTTGTGGACCCTTGCGACGGACGAAACTGGTTCATGTGCTGGATACTATGTCCGCGCCCGGATTGGTGGATCCTTTACAGGGAATGGCCTAGCCACGGGCACAGCGCTGCCTACATCCGAGGGGTTGGATTGCTTGGGCCATGGGCAGTTAGTGGAAGTGCTGCTGACGGAGTTAGAGGGCCGGCCCAGGACAGCAAGGGGTTCAGCCTTGAGCGGTACACAGAAGAAATCGAAGAAAAAGAAACAGACGAAGAAGGGGTTAGAGAGACCGTCCTTGCCAGGTATATCGACAGTCGTTATTCCACACAGCGACGCACTGAACGGGAAACCGTGACGACGTTGCAGGAGCAACTGGGGGAAATCGGGATGGACTTTTTGTGTATGACAGCCGAGTCACGGATCTTGGGGGCGCACGATGGAAGTATTGACATGATAAATTCGGCGTTGTTCTATGATCTGGAAACACCGCTGGGGAAGTTCTCGGCAGCCTTGGGAAGGTTAAACCGGCCGCAGTTGCAGGTTGTGGAGACGTGTCCCAACACGATTTGGGCGCTTGAGCATTGGTCCGGACTCGACGGCCAGAGGGGAAGCTGTAAAGACCCGATCGACTGCATAAGAGGTGCTTTTTTAAGCGGGATAAACTACGTGGACGACACGGTAGATTCGTTTGTCGGCGGTGGGATACCGCGCATAGGCTAAAAAATGTTCTTGCATACTTGGGAAGCGAGTCTTAGAAGTGGTGCTCATGGGAGGCGGAGGCAGCGCGGGCGGTGGCGGAGGTGCTGGTGCGCCGTACGATCTAATGGGCGGCCAGTATGCGAATTTCAGTGGTGGCACGCCTAGCGGCATAAATTGGCCGGGCGTTTTGCAGGATGCTTCGCAGGCGCTGGGGCAAATCAAGCCAGGTCAGGGGACGCCGATTCCTGGTTCCCAGGTTCCGCAATTACCGCAGGGCGTCGTTGCGCCGGAGGCTCCCAATTTTCCGCCAGCGCAACTGCTCGGCGCGTATTCGCGGCCGAACTTTGTGCCGCCAGTCCCCTTGCCGCCGCAGTTTGGCGGTGGCCAATCTTTCGGTGGCGGTCCGTCCTTTGGTGGTGGGCCACAAGCGGGCGGAAGTCCGCAGGCTGGCGGTCTGGGGCCGGATGTCATGCAGTTGATTCAACGGCTGCTTGGGTAGGGGAGCGAAATGGGTGGTGGAGACCCTCGCTCGTCGTCGTCTCAGGGCAACGTGATAATCCCCGACACTGGGGCAGCGAAGTATTGGTACGTTGATCCCAGTGCACGCGCGTCGGGGCCACGGGGATTTGATCCGATGGCGAACTACGATGAGCAGGGTCATACTGGGATGAACGAACCCGACAGGATAGACTTTACCAACGCGGTGAACCGGCTTTTGAATCCTAACACACCGATGCTGTCGCAACCCATGCTTACGCCCCAAGCGTCCCCGCAGCAGTATTACCGTGATCCAGCAACCGCGGCACTGAACCAGTTTGGAATGTAATGGCGCTTACCTCTTCATATCCTCCCCTTGAGTCTTCCGTTACCAAGGAACCTGATCTTCGCCAGATCCAGAATGAGATGCGTCAGGCCAACGCCGATGCGTGGATGTATTCTGATCGGATAATGATGCTGCGCGGGTGGTGGCTGTGCGAGTGGCCGTACCAGACGCCGGACGGGAAGAAATGGGCGCCTGACGGGCACGACCGCTCGGACGTGTTCCCGTGGAACGGGTGCAGCGACAGCAGGCTGCGCATCGTAGCCACGATTATCCAGGAGCACGTCACTCTCGCTCTCACCGCGTTCTGGGGCGCGAAGGTGCAGAGTAAATCGATTCGCCAATTTGCCAGTGCCAGGGAAAACTCCGTGACCCAGCGGATGCTCAACTGGTGTGTGTACACCCAGATGCGCCGTGAACTCTTGCGGGAGTTGCCTTTGGCGTTTGCGTGGAAGTACGGGTATGGCTTGTCATTCCTCTGCGTCGAATGGGAGCAACAGCGGGAAATGAACTATCTGCCTGTGAGCTTGGACATGCTTTCCCAGCTTATGCAAGGGATGGGTCTCCCGGACATTACCGCTAAAATCATGGACCCGGACAAGCAGTTTGATGGAGATTTGGTGACAGTGCTTCAGGGGTTAAGCCCTGTGATGACGACAGGCGATGCTAAGAAGCTGGTCAACGATCTGCGCAACACCGGGAACGCGGAGTTTCCGGTTGTAAACTTGCGGGTCAACAAGCCTAAGTGGACTGCGCTGCGGCCGTTTTATGATGTGTGGTTCCCGAGCGAGACCAGCGAGATACAGTATGCCCGGTGGACGGCGCGCCGGGAACTAGTTAGCGAGAGCGAACTGTCCGACCGGATTGTGACCGACGGTTACGACCCGGAGTTCGTTGACGTGGCGCTTGAACACAAAGGGCAGTTCATGGGGATAATCCCCGCTGGCAACCAGCTGACAGCCATCGGGAGTGATCGCGACCTTGTGGAGTTGTTTCATTTTAGGGCGCGTTACATGGACAACGGTGTTCCGGTCATGTACAAAACGATCTTTTGCGATCAGGCAATTGGGAGCGGGTTGTACGCGGTGCATCGGAAAGACGATTACGAGCATCAGCAGTATCCGCTGGTGGCGCTGCGGCGTAACACGGTCTTCCGGCCGTTGCTTTCCTCCATGGGAATTGCGGAGGAAGCATACACGGACGAGTTGGACATTAAAAAGCAGCAGGACGGCCTCAACGACAGGACTGACTTGATCCATCAACCGCCCATGATAGTGCCTACGCTGCGGGCGCAGGCGACAGCGCAAGCTTACGGCCCTAGGGCGATCATGACTTCGTTGCGCCCGGATGTGGTGAGTTTCCCGCCGTTGCCGCCAATGGATCAGACCCCGATTTTGGTGATGCAAATGGTGCAGGACAGGTTGGACAGGCGGTACGCGATTATTGGCGGGAACGTTGATCCTGAGATCAAGATGGTGCGCCGGCAACAACTGGGGAATGATGTCCTTGGGGAACTTGAACTGGCTTTGGAACAGACCTTGCAGTTGGGGCAACAGTATTGGACGCAGCAGGACGTGCAACTTGTGGCCGGGGACGCGAGTACGTGGCATTACACCCAAGCGGAGATCCAGAAGCAGGCGACTGTGAGCGCGACCGTGGACATGACGTTGATTGACCAGGACGTCTCGAAAAATAAATTACAAATGTTGGCCCAACTGATGCCATTCAAAGACGCCGGGGGCATGGTGTTCACGGCGGCGGCTAACATCGTTGATCCTGATCTTGCGGACGCGTTGTCGGAGTCGCAAATGAGTCCCACGGCGCAAAAGCAGGAAAAGGACGACGAATATAACGCTTGGGGACAGATCATGTCGGGGATGGTGCCGCAGAAGCCGATGATGGCCAATAACCAGCTCAGGTTGCAGACAGCTCAGCAAATCATGCAACAGCCTAACGTGCAGCAATATCTCATGCAGGATCCGGTGAAACAGAAAATTGCCCAGGATCGTGTGACGTTTTTCCAAAACCAGATCCAACAGTTCCAACTCAACCCGCAGATTGGCCGGACGTTGAGCACGCAACCCTTCACGCAGGGGCAACCGCCGGTTACGACTAACTCGCAGGCGGTCGCGCCTACGGGATGAAAAAGATTGTGGTAGTCAGGGGCGAGCGGCGCCTGACCGAGGATCAAATCGGGGAAGCGTTCGGGGGCAACGTTGGCGCGCTATGGTATCGCGCCCTTGTGCAAGTGATCGAGGAGGAGATGGAAAACTCGGTAATGGCGAGCGCGGCCGCGGCCGAGCAGAATAACCCCTTGCGGATGGCGACTGAGCTTGGCGGTTACGCGGCGTTAAACGGGCTGTTGGCGGAACTCAACCGCCGGGTTCAATCGTCGTCTTTCCAGTAGTGTTTGCCTGCTATTGCTTCTGACTTGGTGAGCCAGGTTTTCTGGAACGGCCCGGTCTGGAAGAGGCGGGTTTGATTTTTGCCTTCGCTCACTTGTTCCCCGACGATTTCCAGTGTTGGCTGGCGATTTTCCTCCTTGGCCTCGGGCGAATGGTGCCCGGGGGACTTGGTGTGCGCGTTTTTGTGCGGCGCTTCCTCATCGAAAGGAATGTCTTCTGTTTCTGTCTCGTGTTTTTTAGCCATAATAGTTTTGAACGGATACACCCTAATCGTTGTCGATTCAAATCATGGATGTTCGTCTCTTAAATGACAAATGGACAAAGCTGGTGTCTCCTGAGGACAGAAAACGTTTGGGGATAGCGACGGCTGAGGAACTGATGAAAAAAGCGTGGGCGAAGACGGAGCGGCAGCTTCAAAACCAGATCGTTCAGTACTTGGGGCTTCGCGGGATAGAGGTGGTGCGCAGCAGGATGGACCGCAAAACGACTGGGGTAAAAGGGACGCCCGACTTGATATTCAGCGTGCGCGGCCCATGCGGGATACCGCGCCCGTGCGCGTTTGAAGTAAAAATGGACAACGGGGTCTTAAGCAGGGCGCAGAACGACATGCTGCAACGGATGCGAACGAGCCCGAACGCATGGGACGTGAGGGTCATTCGGTCGTTCGTTGAAATCGTGGATTTCTGTCGCGAACTCGGAATTTAGAAACAAGGGAGAATAACTATGAGCGAGAAAGAGTTTAACGACATCGAATGGCGGCTTTGGTATATGATTAACGATCTCATTCGAGAGCAAAGCCGGATTACCTGTGCGACACATGATCCAGATGGATGGCGTGACGAGGAAATCAGAAAGATGCTTAAAATGACATTTCTCAAATCTATGTGCGAGTTTTGGGTGCGCGAGGCTGCGTTCGTTAATGGTCTAGACATGGAAAAGACGAGGGATTTCGTGGTGGAAAACATAAACTACGCGCTCAAGTGCCAAGTCGAGAACGTGAAGGAAGAATTTTAGGAGTAAAAAATGGGAAAGTTCCAAAAAATCGCGGTTGATCCGTTCAAACTGAAACCGCACAGACTAACCCGGGGGATTGACGGGAAACCTCTGATCCCCGGGATGTCGAACGATGATTTCAGGCGTTTGGTAGAGAGTGTTAAGGCTGTAGGAAAGCTGCTTGTGCCCATAGTCATCTACGAAGGGGGAATTCTCGAGGGCGAGCACCGCGTTAAGGCGTGTAAACTGGCTCGGATAACCAACCCGCCATGCTGGGAATTTACCGGGACGGACGAGGAGGCGTTGGAAATAATGAAGGGGTTCAATCTCGCCCGCCGCCATCTTAGCGCTTCTGACAAATATCACATTATATCAATGATGACGATGGAAGAAAATAGAGACAAAACGGAAGATGTGGGAACTGGTTCCCATATTTCACGGACTATAAGTGAGAAAGCAGACGAGGCTAAGATAAGTCGCAGGACTGCGGGTGACATTGAGAAGGTGCAACGGGAAGGCACCGAAGAGGAGAAGAAAGCCTTGCATACTGGTACCGCCTCCCCGAAGGCGCTGGCACATGAGATACGGCAACGTGAAAAAGGAAAATACGACTCTGACTTTTGCGATGAGGACGGTTATCCTATTCCTAGTGGCGACGCCTCATACTACTGGGGGCGGCGTCCCGAAGCTGAGGAACTTCTTGCTCTTGTGGACAAAGCCAAGGCGTTCGCCAGAAAGCTTGATCAGAACGACGTGATGTGGTTCAACATGGACGTGAACAGTGTCCTAGCAGGTTTGGGCGATGTGGCTACTAGAATCAAGACGGGTGCGATTCCCCGGCATGTTTGCCTTCGGTGCAATGGGAAGAATCCTGTCAAGTGCGACTCTTGCAAGGGGCGCGGCGTCATTCCGAAACTGGTCTGGGAGCGCGAACCCCAAGAAATGCGCAAAACCCGTGAACACGCCTGACGCTTCCGATGTTTACCGGATTCAGAAGCGGATGAAAGAGGCCGCGCGCAAGATGCAGCTCATGGCGTCGGAAGTCGGCATGGCGCGGACAGTCGAGCGCTTTGACAAGGACAGGCGCAAGGATTTGCTCGCCCGCTTCGTGGTAACGCGGTTGCGCGCCGGCGATAGCGCTGCTGCAGCGGAACAGTATGCCCGCGCGGATGAGAACTATCAGGCGCAGCTAAAGGGGTTAAGCGACGTTCTGGAAATGGCGCACACCACGCTCACACTTTACGACGTTGAAAAGTGCGCATGGGAAACGTGCCGGTCGCTGCTCAGTATGCAAAGACAAATGCTCCAAACACTACCGGGCACAGAAGATTAACTTGACTTAGCCAAGCCGCTTCGCTATGCTTAAACACGATGCAATTAGAGCTTACCTTAGCGAAATTGGACGTAAAGGCGGAAGTGTCAGTTCGAGTAAAAAGACCAAGGCGGCTAGAACTAACGCGAGGAAGATTCGTAAATCTCGCCGGGCGCGAATTCGGAAGGCTGACAGCGCTCTATCCATACCGAGATAAAAAAGGTCACATTTATTGGTGGTGTAGATGCACATGCGGAAATGAACATGGAACTCCGAGAGGCAATCTGGCCAATGGCCATACCAAATCATGCGGTTGTGTCGCACCACAAAAACTGCGTTCGCCACTGGTGTTTACGAGAAGAACGCATGGAATGAGCCAAACCCCTGAATGGAACTGTTGGAATTCGATGAGAGCGCGCTGCCTGAAACCTAATCACCGCAATTACGATCAGTATGGCGGCCGTGGGATAAAGGTTTGCGAAAGATGGATGCAATTTAAGAATTTCATTTCAGATATGGGAAGAAGGCCAAAAGGAACGTCGCTTGATCGAATAGATGTAAACGGTGGATACGCTCCCGAGAACTGTCGTTGGGCTACTGCCTCTCAACAAATTAACAACCGTCGCCCGATGAGGAGAATTGAGGACTTCACGGATCAGGAACTGAGCAACGAGATCAAACGCAGGTCGCTGCTTAGTATGCAACGCGAGATGCTGCACACGCTCCCGGAAACTGAAGCGTGAATATTTTGTCCGTGCCTGTGTTGGCCGAGCCGTGTCACCGAGACGGCGTATGCCGAGTAGGTGATATACCAAATGGCGAAGCGCTACGGAACACACCATCGTAAATAGCGCCCTGTTTGACAGGGTACCGTAGCGGCGGACAAAACTTTTCGCTTGCAAATTTCGCGCTAGGGGCGTAACACGTTATCCCGTGGTTACTCACGGGTTCACCAGTTTGTCCGGCAGCGTCGGCCAAACGAAGCAACGCGTGATTCACTCGTCCGGGAGGCCCGGATGAACTCGCAGAGCGACACGGCAACAGGTGAGGCTGAAGAAACCGCACAACCCCAAGCGGAGGTTGTACAGGAAAAAGGTACGCCGTCCTTACAGGACTTGTTAATGGACGTGGCCCGGGATGAAGGGGCAATAGATGTTCCCCCGACGGAAGGTCCGCCGAAGGAAACAACAGAAGAGGCTGAAGATCAGCCTGCCGAAATCCCAGGGGAAACGTCCACTGAACCGTCCGAGGAAGGGACAGAGGAGAAGGAACCCGCAGCAGCGAAAGGTCCGGAATGGCCGGTAAGCGCGAAAACGCGCGTAGCGGAAGAAACGGACAAGCGCAAGCGCGCCAATGACAGGGCCGACCGCGCCGAAGCCGATTTGGTGAAGGCGCAACAGAAGGTTCAAGAACTGGAGCGTTTGGTTTCGCGTGTTAGCGGGCCGACTCCCACGCGTGACAACTCCATGATCGACATTCAGGACGTGGGTGAGCTTGACCAAATCGAGCGCGTTTACGATGATCTCCTGGAAGTCGATCCGACCCAGGTGGACGAGCAAGGGAACGTTCCCATAATCGTCAGCCGCAAATCCGATGGCAGCCCTGTTTGGCAGGCGTTGCCCCCGGACACGGTTACTCTTTTGCAGAAGCGCGCCGAGCGCGCCCTGCGCAAAGATGTGCCGCAACGGCGCAAATATCTGGAGACCCGGAGTGTCGAGGATGCGAAAGCCATCGCGCTATACCCGGAGTTAGAGAACCGGGAAGCGGAGTTTTCGCAAATCGCGGCGTATCTGGCTAACAAGGTCATAAACGGCGGCGCGCAAAGTGATCCCGAGTTGTTGCAATGGATAGGGCACGCTGTTTACGGGTTCCGTAAACGGATGGAGGAACTACGTGCAACCAACGGGGACGGGTCCGCGACCGGAGTGAAACGGATGGCCGAGTCGGCCAAGACCAGGTTAGCGCCGAGCGCGCCCAAGACGAGGGCAAGCGCTCCTGTGCAACGAAGCGTGGAACGTGCGGAAGTGGCAAAGGCTGAGCAACAGTTTGCGAAAAGTAAAAGTGTCGAGGACGCCGAAGCGTATGTGGGCGCTTTACTTTCGCAGCGCAGAGGGAGCCACAGACGAATAGAACCACTGGCTGAATAAGCCTTTTTTAGTAACCAGAAAGGACTCTTTACACCATGACAGGTGTGACCTCGTACGACCAGGTGGTGCGCGAAGATTTATCGAATTTATTTATCAATATCGATGAGCGCACCACTGTCTTTACGAGCCGCCTCAAACGCGGGGAAGACTTGCATAACGTCAAGTTTTTCTCTTGGGCGATTGAGCGGTTTGACGGACGCATGACTGCCGGGATACCGGAAAATCAGGATGCGGACGATTTTGAGACGGACAAGCAATATCAATTGTACGGCAGAAGCCAGAAATTCTGGCGCAGGCCGCACGTAACTACCGAGGCGAACACGGTCAACCAGGCACCGGCGGACTTCGGTAAGCAACAGAAACAGATTGTCAAAAAGACCCAGGAACAAAAGCGCGACGTTGAACAACGTTTGTTAGCGGACACAGACAGCCGCGATGACGACGGTGTGAACGGGCGCGAGATCATGGGGCTAGGGCGTTTTGTCAATGATACGGTGAGCGTCGGCACGGCCGGCGCGGCGCTGACATTTGGCGATTCGCAGACCGCTGTTCCTGCGCAGTTTGTAACGCCAACGGCACAAATTTACGTTGGCAATTTAACCACCACAGGCGTAATCACGTTTGACGCGGATGTTTTCAGCGGGATGCTGCAAAATCGGTATGACAACTTTGGCATGTCGGGCGAGCTAAGCGGGTTTGTTGATCCGCTCTTAAAACGGCATTTCACCAAGATTGAGCGTTACGTGAAAACGATGGCCGGCTACCAAGCTGTGAGCCAGCGGTACAATGAAGCGTATTCGAGCAAGAACTTCATTGATTACGGGTCTGATTTGTACGAATCGGACTTTGGCCCCATTGATCTCAACATGATTTCATGGGCGCCGCGCAACGCGGCTGGGGCGCTGTCGGGTCGGGGATATTTCCTCGACATGACCTACATGTATCTGCGGCCGAGCGGGCTTTTCCTGACTTATCAGGATCAGCAAGACAAGGGCGCGGGTCCACGTGGGCTAATCCAATCGATCCTGGGTCCGCAATGGGGCGATCCATCTGCGCACCTGAAGGTCGATCCAAACGTGGCCATTGGCTAAAGAGAAAGGAGAAAAACAATATGAGATTTACGCCATTAACATTGGAAGAACGCGCGGCATCGGGCTTTACACACAGGTTCGATTTCACGTTCGCGGACATACCAGTAGGAATCGTGGCCAACACCTCGCAGGTGTTCGGCGCGGCAAATTCTCCTGCGGGCTGGAAAGGGTTGCCTGCGTTCAAGGCAAGTGACGTGTCGGTACGACAAGAGCTTCACGTAAGTGAGAAGTTCCAGAACACCGCGGACACGGCGCTTAACACGACCACCGTAAGCTTCGGCGACGCCGGGAGCGCGACCCGCTTCTTTAGCGCCGTGGAAACGAACCAGAACGGGACTGCGGTCATTGACACGGTTCCTGGGGCAGGGCTCAACCAGGTGTATACGGCTCCGAGCCAGTTGCAGTTCACACTGAACTCGATGGCTGGCAAGTCCATCTCGAGCCTTAACAAGGGCAAGCTTTACATCTTGCTTGAGCTGCAACGGTTCAGTGGACCGACTGAGAAAGCGGCTCCGTACGGGACCGGGTACACTTAGTATCCAAAGTAACTGACGTTGGCGTCCTCGGGGCGGCATAAAGTACCGGGAAGTGGATTAGGGGTTGTTAAAGAACCCAGGGGACGCCGCGTTAGCGAAAGGACTGCGCCATGTCCATCGAGGGATTGGTGGTAGAAGAGGCGGCGCGGCATATCGCGCTCTACGGGTGTGTTCGCAACATGGACCCCATGAGTTTACACATTCTTAAAACGAGCGAGAACCCCACGACCAGAGCCATGCGCGCGTGGATGCGCGCACAAGCGTTGCAACAGGTGCGTCGGGCGGAGCAAGAGCAGATTGTCCTAAACAAATCGCTTGCCGACGCGCCGGTTGCCAAAGGCGCGAGTATGAGGCGGTGCGCGTCCATTGCCCCGTATTACGCCGAGCAAATGCGCATAACGCATAACGCCAGTTGGAGCGACCCGGACTTTGTGGGGAGCGTGCGCGAAGCGCAACCAAAAATGTTCCCACGCCGGGAGACACTGTAAATGGCACAACCGGAATCGCGATTGCACAGCGGGGTCGATCCCAGCGGAAATGTGCGCCCCATAGCTGTGGATGGGCAAGGGAGACAACTGTTCATGGGCGCCTCTGGTGGACCTGCGGTGTCCGCTACGTTGCCATCCGGGTCTGCGATAACTTTTACGACAGGCCAAACGCAGAATGTGCTGTCGATTTCGCTTCCGGCAGGCAGTTGGGATGTCAGGGGAAGCGTTACGTGGACGTGTACGACGATGCCAGCGAGCACGCAGATTACTGGGGAAGCGAACCTGAGCGCCACGACCGGGGCGCTACCTGATAACGGGTACCAGGGGTACGCTTCGGTGATTACGGGTGGTTCCCCTGCGTCATTTAATTTAAGTTGTGCGGTGTCTCCCCACAGGTTCACCTCCGGGGCTGCGCAAACGGTTTATCTTGTGGGCAAAGCGCCCACGTTCGCCTCGGGGACCGTTGCTGCATTCGGCTACATCGAGGCTACCCAAGTATCGTGAGGACCAAGAAATTCAGACATATTTTCGACAGGGTAGTGACGCTTCACGGGCGCAATCCGCGCAAGGAAATGCCGACAGACATGCCGCGCGCCATCGTGTACCACATCAACGAGCGGGTGCGGGAACTGGTGCAAGGCTGGCCGTGGCCTGAGTGGCGGGTCACTGAGGAACGCAGCTTCAGGCAGGTCTGGCGCAGTGACCACCAGTATTACAGGGCAAACCCGTCAAGTGGCAACCCGGACGAGGTATTCTATTTGCCGAACACGACCTACTACCAAGTGCTGGGGAGCGCGCCAACCGACCCGGTTATGGGCGATTTACCTACCGACACCGTTCACTGGCAAATACTTGATCCGGTTGACAGCTACATCGCCTACGATCAGCCGTGCAAACGCTCGATAGGCATGGTGACAGGGGTATACAGGGAAGATCCTCGGATGTGGGGGCGAAACGGGAACTGGTGCGGGGGCGCGCGTGGGTGCGGAGACCAGCCAAAACTATGCTATCACCCAAGCGAGTTTGGCATCGACGTTTGCAATCCACCGGGGCCGACTGTTTTCATTTGCTATTCCATGCCGAACCCCGTTTACACGATGTCGGCGCACGTCGCGGGAAAGACATATACAAGGGGCAGCGCGACGTTTGATTTTGTAACTGGCGAGGTGTTCCAAGCGCTTAATGACACCACGGCCGTTCTTACAGATACGAGCAACTGGACGTGGGTGCCGTTCCTGGAAAAATGGGAAAGCTACGTGGTCAACTCTTCGTTTGCCGATACGCTTTACGAGTTTGACCAGAGCGGGAACGAAGACTTGCAGATGCGCTCCATGATAGCGGAGAAGTATGAAGGCAAAGCTATGAACTCCCTGCAAGGCGAGATAGACGCGCTACAGGCGCAGGGGCAAGTGCTCAAGTACGCGTTCTGCAAACCGTGCTTTACGTTCTGGTGCGAAAGCTCTGACTGGAGCGGGGGGACGGTAACGACACTCACCGATTCGTGCGATCAAGGAACGGTTTTTATGCGGCCCCCGGCACAGGCAATAATTCCAACGCGCGGCAGCCTATGGTTCACTGGTACAAGTGATCCTACGCCTACGAGTCCGCCGCCGTCTGAATTGCAGCCGCAGGACATGTATCTCAACACGTTGTCCGGGGACGTGTTCCAGTTCGACGGTGCAACGATGACTTGGAGGAAACCATGAGTTGGGCGCCGGAAGGCAATATCAAGGGGCCGCCAGGTATCACGAGTTTTACTCGGCAAGGCGTGACCCCGCTGGTCAACGGTCAAAGTTTTATTGCCGTCACTTTCCTTGCGGCGATGGCTGACAATTCATGGGTTTTCGGCGGGTGCCAGGTGCTCAACACGGTGGACGCTTCGGCCCTTAACATTGTCGTTGGCACTCTTACGGCAAAGAGCGCCACCGGGTTCACGATCCAGCTGAGCGGTGCACCGGATTCGTCCAACTACTTTCTGCAATGGGCCGTGGCAGGCGCTCCGACAGGGGGCGGCGCGACCACGTACGGGTTGACCGGGCCAACCAGCGGGGTGACTGGCATTGCCTCGGGCAGTTTTATGGTTGCGCTCCCGGTCGGGACAACGGTGGCAGCACCAGTGACGATTACACCGCATGATGGCGGGGCAGGTGGAACCTTTGCGCCCACAACCATCCTGCTGACTACAGCTGCCCCGTCCGGCGCGTTCACTTACACGCCCGCCTCTACTGGCACCAAAACGATTTCATGCACAAACAACGGAGCGCTAACTGATCCTGCGTCGCTTAGCTACGTTTCGGTCGCATACACATACACGCTCACGGGCCCAACCACAGGTACAGTGTCCGTTGCCTCAACGAATTTCACGGTAGCGCTTGCAGCCGGTGTGACTGTTTCCGGCACCGTGACGATCACTCCGCACGACGCTGGAACAGGAGCCGCCGGGACGTTTACGCCCTCGACTGTCGGCCTCACCAACGCAGCGCCCTCGGCAACGTTTACTTATACGCCGGCGTCAACTGGCATCAAAACGATCTCCACCACAAACAGCGGCACACTCACTGATCCCGCGTCGTTAAGTTATAATTCTGTCGTGCACCTGCTCAACGCTCTCATCAGCTACTGGAGAATGGAAACCATACCATTAGGCGCAGTGCCAGATGAAATGGGGTTAAACCCTCTTGCTCAGTCTAACACAGTGCCCATTGTTGTCGGGAAAGTTGGCAATGCCGCCAGTTTTAACAACCCCACTGCGAACAACTTCTTGCGCGCCCCAACTAGCAGTTCACTCGCTCCAGCAGGAGACTTTACGTGGCAGATGTGGGTAAATGTCGATCCTGCCATGGCCTCTAACTTCTTGATGGCCAAGTATGACGGAACCACCTTTCAGTATTTCTTTTACCACGACACTACGACGGCTAACGGCATCATTTTCGGCGCTACTAACACTAGCGGCGCACCTGCGATTTCTCATGTGCCGCTGACTCCCTCAACGTGGACTCATCTTGTGGGCTGGTATGATTCCAGCACTCAGAAAGTCAGCTTGCGAGTCAATGATTCGGTGACTTACACCGGTGCAACAGCAGCAGCGTTTGCAGCGGTCACTACCGAGCTTGAAGTAGGAGGGAACGGCTCAAGCGCGGGAACCGTCAAGGGGATGATAGATGAACTCGGTTTCTGGGGCCGCAAACTGACCGCTGGCGAGATCACGGCCCTTTACAATGGCGGCGCCGGCCTGCCGTTCAGTTCGTTCACAGCATGAACAGGTTTGCCATTAAAAACGGGCTGCTCCAGAGCGATCTGGATTTCGCCGGGTTCAAGCGGCTGAATGACACTACGCCAGGTGGGGGCGGCAGCAGTCTGCCCGCAGGGACTTACAACGTCAAAGATAACGGGCTGGTGGGCGACGGTGTTACGGATGACACCGCAGCGTTGCAGACTTTAATCAATCTAGTGGTCACGAACGGCGGTGGCACGATCTATTTCCCTGATGCTGGCCCTTACATCCTGGGCGGCCCGCTGCAAGACCCGACTTATCGCAATGCGCAAATCTTGTTCCCCACACTGCCCATTCCAGGGCCAAAGGTGCCTCTCGTGTTCAAAGGTTTCGTTAATCCGACCTATTGGCCGAACGTGTTTCAAACGTCTGATAATATGCCATCCGGCACGACCATCAAGTCAACGCTGTCTGCCGGAAGCGGAACAGGGCCATCGGTATTTAATGGACGCGGAAATCCATCGTCAGCTTACGACGAAGCCACCGCAATCTTTGCGACGTTTGAGGATATTACCCTGCAGACTGTCGCGAATCCTTCCTACTCTGGTCTCAATCTAATGCACCTGCCTTATATTTGCTTAAAGGATGTGAACGTTATCGCCGGGAGTAACACAGCAGAATTGGGTATCATTGAACCTACTGTGGCGACGAGCTACGGCATTATTCTCCCCAGCCGATTCAAGTCAATCATGTCTGATCTTTCAGGCAATATCGTTGTCCAGGGTTTCTACAACGGCTATCGCTGGGGCGAGTTCGCCAACGCGAAACAGGTTGTAGCAGACTGCTGTAAAATAGGAATCGAGTTCGGTTTTTCAGAACATTCCTCGTTGATAAACAGATACGAAGTCATCCATTGCGTGCGAGGCGCCAGCGTTACTGGCACTCACCCATTGCAGATTTTGCAATGGGATTCAGAAGAAATGGACACTGCGGGAAAATGGAATAATCCGGTTTACGAGATAGACGACCCTAGCAATTATGGCAGGGGCGATGTTACCTGGCGAAATTATGGATACTCGACGGGAGAATTACATACTTTCAGTAAGAACGGCGGCACTGGCATTCAAACGAGGGAGATTGGGAGCATAGTCGGTGGCAGCACCGTTATGATAGGCACTAAAGCGCGATTGGTGGCCATCGCAGGTCCGCCAGGAGGGGTGCAGCTCCAGGTTCTGAACAACTCTGCTGTTTGGGAAAACGTAGATAGCTGGACGGCCTCAACATGAAGAAGATCATCGCAGTTTTACTCCTGTCGGTTAGCACCGCGCTCGCCCAAACGCACACGCTCACCGGGAACAATGTCGTGCCATCCGGGTCGTCGTTGAATATCATTTCAGGGGCAAGTTTACTTGGCACTTGGAATTACACCGGAGTGACCGTCACGAACTTCCCTACACTCAACCAAAATACTACGGGAAGCGCGGCAACGCTGACCACTCCGCGCACTATTAACGGTGTTTCGTTCAATGGCTCTGCCAACATTATTGCGCCCTCGATAGGTGCTACCGGCAAGATTGTGCAGACCGCTGACGGCGTGAACTGGACTGCTTCCACGCCCTTGTACCCTACTGCCGTTGGCACTGCTGGATATAATTTCCGAAGTGACGGATCAACGGGGTTCGCCACTTACCCGATGCAGATTACCAATGCCAATACATCGGACAATACCGGCTTTGCCGCCGACCAGTATCTCACAGGATCAGCGTGTGTCACAGCGGTTGGAGACATGAAGGCCAAAGGTCAATACCGCTGTGTGTTTGACATGACGAAAACTGGCGCTGGCGTAGCGGCGCCGGTCATCACCGTGCGTGTGGGAACCACAGGCTCAACGTCCGATACCACGGCCACTATCGTTTTCACATTCGGAGTTGGCACCGGGGTAATTGATACCGGAACATTTGAAGTGGACGTAGTCTGGCGCTCAGTGGGCAGCGGCACTTCTGCGGTTCTGGCCGGAATTTGCAGGGCGCAACATAACCTTGCTACCACCGGACTTTTCTCTAACGCCGACGCGTGGACGATCATAGGCACGACCACGAGTGGGTTTAACTCTAGCGCCGTCACCACAATCGGCGTCAGCTTTAACGGGGGCTCTCTTTTCGCTGGAACGAACAAGGTGGTGCAGGCCACCCTTCAACAATGAACGCCGTACTACGATTTCATTTCCGGCGCGAGATACGGCATGAGATACGCAAAAGGTTTCGACGATTGGTCAGGGAACTTAGAAGGCGGCATTGCCACAGAGAAATGCGCCATGCAATCAGGGAGGCTTTATACCAATGAAACACGCAGTCAAAGCCTCGTCCTTTGCTGATCCAAAAGACATTGCTGCCTACAAAAAGGCCAAGTCCAAAGGGATGTCGGACAAGGATGCGTTTAGGACAGGCGACAACGGGATCGGCTGCTGGGGCGCGTCCACGGTTGAAGGCACAGGGCCAAGCTGCGCGTTGCCCCCTGACTACATGATAAACAAATGGGGTCACATCAAGGACGCGAAGCACAAGAAAGTGCTGGTAGAAAAGGGCGAGAAAAGCGTGGTGTGCGTACTCAAGGATCGTATGCCGTGGGTAAAAAATCTCAAGAACGCAGCCCGAATCGACCTTAATCCCGACGCCTGCGGAGCACTTGGAATTACTATTCCGGCCATGACCTCAGTAGAATGGAGTTGGGTATGAGTAACCGGGATCGAGTAGCAATCGTGATCGCCGCTGGTCTCGTCTCGTGGGGCGGAATCGCCATTGTGGCCCTTGCGTGGAGAAATAAGAACTTCACCGAAGGCGGCGGCGAAATCTTACTGGCGATAGCTGGCGGTCTGGGCGCAAGCCTCGCAGCCTACTTTGCGACTAAAAGTAACGGAGGTTCACCCAAATGACTGTTCCACCTCACACCATGAGCTTTCTAGTTGGCGGGCTGCTGCTCGTGAGTCTCACCTTGTTCTTTTTCTTTTGCAGTATGCGATAGATATAATTTATGCGCACCGAGAAATTTAGAAGCGTACTTTGGCAAACCGCGCGCCAGGCCGGGTTCAGCCCGGAGGAAGGCAATCTGCTCACCAACCAGGCGCTTTCCCTGGGGGAAGCCATCTACAGGTGGGCAGACCGGCTGTATCAGCAGGAAGACTGGCCCGAATGGAGCAAGACGTTGACCGCGGCTCCTAACGGCAATCACATTGTGCCGTATGACGTGCTGTCCCCCGTGGATTTCGGCACGACCACGTTGCAGATTTACACGACGCTCCACGTTTACCTGGTCGACCCTAACACGACCGACACACCAATAATCACGGATCACAGGCTCAACGATCAAGGCATCCACTGCGGGTACGATCACGGATCAAACGTTTGGATCCGTTACATTGAACCTTCGCCCCGGTTCACAGCCGAGCAGTGGGCTGCGAACATCACGTATTCAAAGGGCGACACCGTTTATTCTTTTACCTCGGGAGAATGTTACCGGAGCACGGTAAGCAACAATTTCGCAAACGACCCTTCCGTGACCGGCGTTCCGGTGACTATCCCGAGTGCCGTTACCCAGCAATACAAGCCGCCACAACTCGGGAACCCTGGGCAGGACAAGAAGACTTACGTGGACATTCACCGTTACCAAGGGGTGCCAACTAACGGTGGCCCTTTCGTCCACGATCCTCCGGTCAACGGTTCCATATTTTTCATTCCGGTATACAGCAGTGCCGGCGCTCTTTTGGGAAGCGCCACCCACACCGCTACAGGCACGCAATCCCTCGATGTGATTGGCGCTGATCTGGCGAGCCAGCTCTCCACTGCGCTCGGGGTCGGATGGACGCTCACGTATGATTCGTTAACCAAGACTGTTCGGTTAGATGATGCCAGCAATTTCATTTTGAGCGGTGGCAGCAATTTTCCGTACTATAAGGACGGCGTTTCGCTCGCTACGAGGGTCTTGATACTGGAGCAGATCCAGGCGTTCATACCGTCCAGTCCGCCCACCGGGGTTACGCCACAGATTCTTGTTGTCACCTTTTCGCAGCAACAACTTGTTCCCGGCGCCCTTTACACATTCACATTTGCAGATCGGATGCCGCCAACCCAAGGTCCAGACATGGTGTCGCACACCGTCAACTACCAAAGCGACCCCGGGGACGGGATAAGCGACATCCTGGGCGGCATCGCCAATGCCATTGTTTTTGCTGCCACTACCGATCAATTTTTCATGGGCATATCGGTGTCGGTCGATCTGACTGGAAACACAATCAGCATTATCTCCAACAGGGTCATAGCGGTGGACACAACGTTGTCGGCGCCCTCTGCGTACTGGATACAACTGCTTTTCCCGCAGGCACTCGTCAGCGCGGTCGTGCGCGGGGCCTCGGCCGATTTCCTGCAGGAATGGGGCGAAGTGCAGTCGGGATTGGCGGTCGCCCAAGGGGTTGGCGTGCCACAGGATGAGCAGGGCGCGCGCAGCGATGTTGCGCCCAAGCCTAATACGCCGCTGACCAACCAGCAGGAACCCACTAGCCGTTACAAGATCAAACCGTAAATGAGCGTTCGACTGGACAGAGGAACTTTCATAAACGCCGCGGATCAGGCGATAGAGGACTTTGAGTCTTTGACGGTTGGGACGATTACGTCGTTGCCTGAGGTCGTAGGCTCGCTCAGTTGCAGGTTGCACGTCGGCATGTTCACTCAAAGGTAAAAACCCAATGGCAAAAGTGATTATACATGGCAGCGAGAAACTGGTTATCCTCGGGGTGCGCGAACTTTTGTGGCAACCCTTTGAGGCCGGGAACTGGACCGATCTGCGGGTTGGCTTTTTCGTGTCCGTGTGCTCGGCTGCGGTGGACGATCCGCCCAGTCCTATCACGGGCCTAGCAGAGAGTATTGCTGCGCCCGGGGGCGGCCTTGCATTTTCCAACAGGGTGGGGGTCGGCGTTGCGGACACCCAGAACGGCGGGAACTTCTTTGGGTTCACAAATGTTGGGCAGGGCACGGTCAACACCACCGGCGCCACGAACCTTGTCTCGAGTGACGGCGGCATAGGCACTACGAACAGCAATTTTTGGCGGTATAACAACGGGTTAAGCGACAATTTCACGGTTGCGATTATTGACCTGGGCCAGCCCATTTTGCACAGCGGCGACGGCAGCCAGATGCACCTTCCCCAGAACACCATCGCTGCTGGCGGTTACACGGCGCTGTGGTGTTTCAGGATCCAGCGCGGGGTCCAGGGGGATTCCATACTCACGTTCCCGACCAGCGCAGGGCACGCCGGGGAGGCGCTCTTTACCAATACGCCGGACTTGCCTACGTTGTCCTCCAATCTCTCCTCGTTCCCAACGACCGTTCAACAGCTTGGCCCGATAAGCGTTCGGTCGCAGCCGAGCGGCCTTTACGTCTACTGGCCGTTCAGTCTCAGTAGGCTGCGGATCCACGCGGCCGGCATTTACCGGAGCGCTTAGCCATGACTAGATCGACGCTAATAGTTCGCGAGGGGTCAACGCGTGCTTTGGACTGTAGACCCATTCTCCATCCTTTTTTCGCTTGGAAAGGTGACGTTTGATATGACAATTGGAGCATACAACTTCGAGATTTTCTGGCTGGTTGTTGTAGTCGTTGCCGTCGATGTGATGAATTTGGAGAAGGTAAAACTTACTTACTCCACATTCGCACACAGAGTTCCTAAGGAGTTGCTCGAAATGATTTGTTCCGCGCTTGAGTTGGGCAGCGTGATTGCGTCGGAGATTGTAGCACTTTCGAGAGCAGTAATGATGTCCTTTGTTTCTAACGTAGTGGGAACGATGGACAAGGAAATCGGTGGAACAGATAGCGCATTTGACGGCAACTTTCAGTTTCGTGTAGTGGCACCGCATAGAGCAATATCTTCGGTGCGTTGCCCAAGTGTAACGCAAGTACGTCTTGCCGCAGGTTTCGCATATGGACTCAACTTTTGTTCGATGTTCTCTGCTCATTTAATCCAGAACACAAACGTATCATTCGTGAGGAGGTGAATCAAGTATGGCTAAGAAGTTTTTACAAAAAATAAAACCATCCCACCGCGGTTTTTGTTCGCCGATGACGAAAAAAACCTGTACCCCACGCCGCAAGGCTTTGGCGCGTCGGCTCAAACCCGGTGGCGACTTGTATCGAGGTAAGAAGTAAATGCAACGTTGGCCGATCTACGGTAGAGCCTTTCCTTTTATCGATGGGGATAGGGGCTTTCAAGGAATTGACATGACACGCGACAGGGGGATTGTCGCCCAGGGGATGCTTGCCCTTGGGCAAAACTCCCGGCTACGCACCAGCCGGGCTAAGCAGCGTCCCGGGACTGCGGTTCCCCCTGATTTTAACCCGGTCGGCGGTCTCGCCCCGCCCTTTGTCGGGAGCGGGGTTTACCGTGACCCCAACGGGGATGAATCACTTTTGGTTGCCCCCGCAGGGGTTCAGTATGCGTGGGCGTTGCGGTACGGGAAAGATCCGGTGCAAATAGTCTATAACGGCGGGGAAGCCACTTCCGGGAGGACAAACGGCACCGGGCAAGTTGAATTTGTGCAGGCGTTCCAGAACGTGACGTTGCACCGCAACCCGACGCCCGTGGGCGGGGTGCAACTGGTCTGGAACGGCAACTACGATCAGACCGCTACGCCCAACAAATGGACACCGGTTACCCTTTCAGTTGACGGGCTTGTCCTTGTGCCGCCGTACTTTAACGGGGAACCGTGGGGGCGCCGCATAGCCTATTACAACGCCAACGCCACGGCCGTCCCCTTCCGGGACGAGTTCATTTTAAGCGACCTAAACGATTACACCAGCTACGACCCGGTGTATCAGGATGTCCGGGTCAACTCCGCCGAGAGCGATTACATCGTCCGGGTCATGTCATATTTTCAGGGAGCAATGTTGGTGTTCAAGAACCAGTCAATTTTTATGCTCACCGACTTAGGGGTATTCCCCTTGATGATTCAGCAGCGGCAACTTTCCCGTAACTTAGGCGCGGTTGCCAACCACATGCCGTTGGCTGTGGGCGCGGACGTTATTTTCCTGAATGAACCCAACGGCTTTTACAGGATGGGCGAGGTTATCGAGGATCAGGTTGCGGCGCTCGCCATTCCCATTTCTGAACCGATCCAGCCGATAGTCGACCAAATCAACTGGAGCGTAACTCGCCTCCTGGGGTGTTCGGCCGCCCTGGACAACTACGCCTTTTTCGGGGTGGCGCTTGGGCCAAACGCGCTTTCACTTAACACCATCCTTGTCTACAACACCCAGAGCAGGCAATGGGAAAGCGCTGGGGACACATGGGCCGCAGGCGCCGATTTCCGGTTTCACCGGTTGCACGTGACCAATTATCTCGGGGTGCACAGGGTGTTTGCCCTCGATTATTTCAACGGGTTTATATACCTTTTGTATGAAGGGTTGCGCGACGAACTTTACACCGGGAGCTTTGCTGTGCCGTTCAAGGTGGAGACCCGCGGATACACCGGGGACGATCCGTTCGGGTTTAAGAAGTTCCATAGGGCGCGGGTTACCGTGTCCACATATAGTCCGTCCGGGGTTACAACCGCGCTCTGCGACGGGGTAAACGAAGAGTTCCAGGTCGGGGTGATTGACAAGAGTAATTCGCGCTACTACAGCCACGGTCGCGGCCCCTTTGTGGATGGCGTGGATGATCCCAACGCGCCGTTCAGGGAAGACTACGCAGCG